ACTTTTCTTAAGTGTAAAGGATTAATCTGACGAAGTTCACGAATACCAGATTTCATGTTACCTTCATTTGTAATTACATGAAAATAAGCTCTACCGTCAACATACCACTCTCTAAAAATATCTGAACCTTTCCGATTAAATCTGTATAACCTACAAACTCTTTCAAATTCTTCTGCTATTTGTTTTTTAATAGAAGTAGGCATTTCAAGGTCTTGCATATTTATGTCAACAGGCGTTGAGTCATCATTAGATACAATTGCAGCATCAACAATATCATTAATTGCTTGTTCACATTCAGGTTGTGCTGCGGACTCTCGATATTTAACAATTAAATCGTGGTCCGAAGATGCGGATGTACCATCGATGTCTACATATTGACCATAATAACCACCGACCGTTACAGCAGTAGCGCCTTCTTCGTCTCTTTTAGGAGCAAATGATTTTAGTTTAACGTCAAGTCTATCTTCACGAGACCCAACTCTTTTTGCTAAATCAGCTCCAAATAAATTTTCATAAGAAATCTTTTCCATAATACTATTTATACAAATAAATGCGGGCCCCTAAAAAGAGACCCGCATTGTAAATAAGTAACTTATTAATTAACTGGTAACACCGGCGGCTTCCCAATACTGATAAGCAAACTCCACTGTGTATTCTTCAAGTGTGTCTGTTGTATCGTATGAGAGGTCGATGCCAGCAACATTCACAGGAAACGCTCCACGAAGATTAATTGTCTTAATCGTTTCGTTTTGGCGGTTCAACTGCTCGATAGTTAAATCAGACTGATAATCAGCCGGATTCAAAATACCAGTTCCGTTACGGTGCTCATTAATTCCGTTAGCCCAACGCTCGAATGAATTTCGAACTTCGAAGGCATCTTCGTTAATGATCGTAACAGTCCAGTTTTCGAATGTTCTGTCACCAGCAACTTTTAACTGTCTACCTCTGAAAGGTACATCAATCTGTCCAATGACAGATGAAGGTAACTGAGCTGCCTTACATAGGAATGAAGTCAGGTCAGAATTACCCCCTGCATAGTTAGGGAAATTAATTGTTGCTTTAAAAAGGTTCGGGCGTGCGCCTCCACCTGTTAGTTTTGCTTTTAGGTCGTCTACTCTTAAACTCATAGTTGTATATCCTTTCTTTTATTTATATGATTAACCGTTAGATAATCCAACTACTTCAGCGAAATCGACACCAGTTCTTGTTGCGATAAAGCTCAATGTAATGAAATTAATTGAACGTGCTGGTTTAATAAAGATATCAGCCACAAAGCGGTTGGTATCAATTACTTGACCAGTGTTATTCGTATCATCGCAGATAACCAAGAAATCAGTGATTCCACGTCTTCCTTGAACATCTCTCAAGAACGGTTCTACGGCGTTTCTAAATGTCGCGCGAGTAAATTCATCATTCAATTCGAATAATTGGAATTTAGCTGCGGTAGCAATTGCTTTTTCTAATACGATAAACAATCTTCTTACGTTGATTCTGTCGAATGCAGATGGTTTTGCTTGAAGTGTTTTATCACCAAACAACACGATACCTTGACCAGGGAATGCAGTAATTGGATTGACTCCTGCCTTATAAAGCTCATCTCTTTGAATTTTACTTGGGTTGAAATCTACCTTAGCTACACTTCTGAAGTTACCTCTATTGAAACCAGCTGGTGAGAACCATGGAGCTGCAACACCGTCTGTATTAGCACAAAGACCTGCAAGATGACCTTGAGAACCAATGTGAATAAAGGCATCGTTATACTTATCGTAGATGTACAAGGATGTTGATCCAATTACACCATAAGAATCAGTACCTGATGTCAATGTGTTATTTCTGTATTCTAGAACGTTGGTTAGAGCATTTCCACCTGCGACACCTTTAGTATCAGCAACAGGAGGTGATACGAAACCGACACAGTCTTTTCTTGTTTTAGCAATATCAAGAACTTCATTACTGATTGTTCCAACACCGTCGGAATCAGACTCAGCGAAAAGAAGACTTACATCTACAGTTTCAGCATCAGACAATAGAGCAAGAGCGTTTTTCACCATACCGTCATTACGTGTTGCAGAACCATCAAGACCACCGGATAGTCCGAATGTCCCGTTAGTTGCACTTAGTGTTGCAACGTTTGTAATAGCAGAAGGTACATAAATCCACTGTGAACGTGCATTGATTACGTCAGAGTAATAGTTATTAGAACCATCAGCAGCTTTAGCAGTTGAAGATACACCTAAGAAAGGCCAGTTTTCAACAACCAATTCAGTTGCTTCTGAGTTATCTCCAGTGAATTCTTTTGCAGTTGTAGTAACAAGAATGTGTACTTCGTTAGTTGCATCAGGTGCAGCATCAAAATTACTTGCAGCAGCAAATGTATTGCCATCAGCACCAGTAAAAGAGCCTCCAAAGTTTACACTATTTAAGATATAAACTCGAGTCTTGTTACCAAGAGCACCAGCATATCTTGAATAAACATCATCAGTAAGACCTGATTTAACGTTATCAAACGCATCGTCATTCTTAATAATTTGTAGATCAGAATCTCCAGCAGTAGCAAGTGTTGCTGTAAAACCAGATGTAACTGTTACTTCTGTAGAAGATGCATCTTGCTTATTAGCTTTGAAGGCAAGAGTTGAACCATCTAATCCAAGACCACCATCACTAATTGTGATTGAGCTAAGTTTAAATGTTATATCTACGCTAAGACCAGTACCAGTACCACTTACGTTTGTAGTTGGAATACTAAGCATATTTGCTGCAGTCAAGCCTTTAAGCTCAGACACAGTAAATTTCTGTCCAGCAGATAGAGTTGTTAGTGAAATAGTATCTGGATCATCTCCGCTGACTGTGTCTACTTCAACTTGAATTGCTTTGCCAGCAATAGTGAAAGAAGAAACATCTTCTGCACTGTAACCAGAGCTACTTACACCAATCGGTGAATCTGCGGCTGCTAATACAATTGTGTCAATAACATACAATGGATTTTCCAATGTAGGAACTGTATCAGTAGCATCGTTAGATGTTACTAAAAAGTTATCCAAGATATTGTCACCATCGCTAATTGCGTCTAGCTCTGTTACTGCAGTAGTATCAATTGCTAGAGATTTAAGTGATGTTGCTTTTGATCCACTAGATGCATTGATTACATCAGTTTCTTCTGCTCTTACTACTCTAAGAGCATTACCGTATTGTAAAAACGATGCGCCTTCAAAGAAGGAACGCGCATACGTTGCATTCGGTTTACCGAATTTATTTGCTAGTTCATTTTCAGAGCCAATCAAAGAGATTTCGTCGATTGGGCCCCATCTGAACCTACCAGCATATCCACCAATAGAGGTTGATACTGCCGGTATGACATTGGTTAAGTCGATTTCTTTTACCTCGACTCCAGGTGATACTTGAAACGCCATAATTTTCCTTTCAGATTAGTTTTAGTTGTATAATAAGTTTAAATTCATAATAAGATGTATTCACGTCATGTATATATTTATAAATATGGGTATTTACAGACCTAACCAGTCTTTGCGTTGTTGTATCATTTCATCAAGATGCGGATTTACAACGTTAGCAGATTGCTTATTATCATCAATAAAACCAAATGGTAATAGATCATCTTCTATTTCTCTTGCTCTATCTTGGTATAACACGGCTTTTAAGTCTAAATCAGATATGTTACCAAACGCTTCTGAAGAAATAAACCAAGAAAAGAGAACAAGATTCATAACTAAATCGTCGTGATTACCGTCAGAGGCTTCGTAAGACGCTCCTTTTATTTCAAAGGTTGCTAATTCTGAAATTGTGTTGTAGTCAACTATATCAATTTTACTCATCTCAATTAAGTCTTTGAGATTTGAACAGCCGATTCTTTTAACTCTTTTTGTCATTGTAACACCAACACCTCCTGCTTTTACAGTTGATTCAACAAAAGTATTTTCGTATTCGTATTCGTAATAGATTGCGTTACACACTACCTGACCTACATCATTGTTTTCAACCACAACTAAAGCATCGTTATATACTCCCGCGACTTTTACAATAACATCTGGAAAGATTAATGGTGAGATTAAATTATCTCTAA